TTATTCCTCACTTTCTACTTCTGGAATGCCGGCTACTGATGTGAGCAATGATGCAAGGCCAGCAACTAATGCAGTCTGTAGCATCAATGACCATGCTGTTTCATTGAATGCTCCGATGACAAGCATTGTACCGGCAACTTGTGCCATCGTCTTAACAGCTCTGATTCCTGCTGCTTTGAACCATTTCTTTGTACTTACGCTTGGTTTTAAAACTGAATTTTTTAACATATTATTTTTCTCCTTCCAAATCTGCGATTCTGTGATTAATTACCTTAATTTGTTCCTCCATGACCGGGACTCGCTGCGCAAAATTATTATGTAAGCGAACCTCACGTGTAAGTTCATCAATCTTACAGTCTGTGACTGCTTGTGCGGTCTGAAGCTTCTGCTCTGTTTTTTTCTGCCCAGAACTGACTGTAAGCACTGTTCCAATTAAAGTCAGTCCTCCTGCCACTAAAGCAGATATAATCGATTCCAAATGACCAACCTCCCTCTTTCTTTATAAAACCATTATAAATCTGCCAAGCCTTGTATTTGTGCCATTTTGCAACGCAAAAAGCGCCGGACAATTAATCTGATAGACTAATCATTCGGCGCTACGGCACTGCTTTATTTTTTTATTATTATACACCACATCCGTCATAAATCAAAGTGCTTTTTCTTAGATAAACATAATATATACAATCATTAAAACAATAAGACCTCGTTTATATAAACATCAGAACCTCTCACTAGATTGATAGGGTTTCCATTTATATCAACTGTTAATCCAAGTTGAACTAAGCCATCAGTCGTTATCTTTAAAGTACCAGATATAGTATTGGTTACTTTAATTCTTTTAACAACATCCGCACTTATAGTATATCCAAGAGAGCCTACCGTTGCAAATTGTTTTGATGTTCCGAGTTCTATTGGAGTGTTTTGTGAAAAAATTGATATATTATTAATCCTATTTCCATTGCTGATAATAATACAGGTGATACCATTATAGGTAAATGATATATTTCGTTCTGTCCACATTAGACTCTGGTTCAGCTCTTTATATTTATTATTCAAGAAACGAATATTCTTAAACATTTGTGAGATTTTTGCAAGTACTGATGTATGCTTTTCTTTACTGGTCAAAACTTCCACTGATGTCCATTCTGTTGCCTCACCATCTGCAACATCAGAGCTTGCGAAAATTGGATTCTTTAATTCTCCGATCTCTTTATCTATGATATCCATGTTTCCATTCTGTACATTGATATCGTAAAATTCTTCTTCTGCGGGTTTCATCAATCCAATATTTTTTGTTGTTGCTGCCATTTATAACACATCCTCCCTAATTTTATTATGACTGTATTCTGTTAATTGTTTATGAGTATGCTGCGATAACATTTCATACGTATTATATACACTTACTGCTATTATCATATTTGCCGGCACCATGCGTCTTAACATATCCTGCACATCCTGACAGTTACTCGCATTGTTTAGGGCAAGTTTTACACTCAGTAGATATTTGTCAGCATTTAAGATGATTCTGAATCCGTCTTTCCCACACATACGTTGCAACTGTTCTTTTAACGTTGACATTGTATACGGAAGCTGTTCATTCAATTTAACCAAAATTCTAAATTTTCTCTCGTCTTGCGTATCTGTATCTTTTGGAATAATTCCAAGAATTTTCTCCATACGCTCTATGCCGATAGAAGATGAATCTGATACAAATTGATTATTCAAGACATTTTCTGCTTGTGGCCAGACTATTTCGAATTCTGGCTGTTCAGCTTCCATAATTGCTTTTATTTCTTTATATACCATTAAATATGGTGGCAAATAATCTATTATCTTACGCTCCATCCGTCACACTTCCTCTCACAGGAATGGAATTGGATTCCAATATTAAATTCTCTGCATTTCCATTTATCTTTGTATTTGAAATATCAATTACTCCGGCACAGTCCAAGATTCTTGTTTCAATTTGGCTGATTCGTACAATTAACTGATCAGACGACGCCCAGTTTTTTGCAAGTTCCTGAAAATAAGCGTCAATAGCTTTTTCAATATAATTTCCAGATGTTTTCCAACTCCACCCTGTATGATATACGATATTAGTTTCTATCTGAATCTCCTTTTGGGTCGTGCCATCTACCGTTACGATATGTCCGATTGGAGCTACCGAATCAATCTCTTTTTGTACTTTTTCTATCAATGTGGTTGTAGGCACTGTATAATCTGATGCAATAATAGTTAACTTTACCGTTCCACCGCCATTCCAGACAGGTGTCACTTTTACACCTCCAACGCCTTCTATAGCATTTGTTTTCTGCTTATAGTCTGTAATATTGCCTCCATATGACTGGCTCACAAGAGTATCAAAATATCTCGATCTGAGATCTTCATCTGATTCTTCATTTTCGCCCGGAATTAAAATAGCCGTGATTTCTGCTGTTTCTAATCCGTTAATATAGTCAATCGGAATCAACTGACCAGAAATCCCATTTGGAAGACTTCCTGCTGTCTCACACACCATCTCATACACACCATTTCCAATCGGTTCTTTAACTGTATAATTGTAATCTCCACAATTAAATCGCAAACCAGACAAATCCAAGTCAACCGGTTTAAAAGTTCCCTGAACAATCGCATGCGTTGCTGGCTGTCTTGTGATTCCTCTTTCCATGCATCTTTTATCCAGATAAACTCCTTGACAGGTATCTGCAAATGTCTGGTCTAAAGCTGTCTCTAATTCAGTATAAAGAATAGACATTTCAAATGCTGCCGGTGCAAGTGCATCAAATATAATCGCTCCCTCACGCTTATCTAGGGTATCTGGCACCCTAGACAACATACGTTCCATAATCTTTTCATATGTCATCTCTTCGAACATTAAATACTCACCTCTTTTTCCATCTGAAAATCACCAAAAATGGTGTGCACTGAAAATGTACACACCACCTCATGTTTTTTACTTGTATCAAATTCAAATTGATCTACCGAATTAATTCTTTCATCTTGCAACAATGCTTCTTCAATTCGTCTGGTTATCTCAGGACATGCATATGTTACTGATTCGCCAAATAAATCCACCAATTCTATACCATAATTCCATGAGTATATCGGGTAGACATATCGTTCTGTACATAATATCTTATATACCACCTGCTTCATTGCTTCAATGGTATCCACCGTACCTCTAACGCTTTCACTGATCATTCGATAATTTTTACTCGGCATATCCTCTTCATTTATTTCTGTAAGCAACAAATTATTAACACTTGGGATCATATTTACACCGCCTTATCCAAAATAATATAACTTTGACCGCCCTGGATTCTTGCAAGGATCACTTTATCTCCTGTTTTTAATGCATTATGGATTACTATTTTTTTCGTCCCCTTTTCATATTCCCAATCAACATCAACAGACATCTCATGGTTTGTTACATTACGCGCTAAGACAAGTTGTTCTTTCCCAAGTATAAGCTTCTGGTCTACTTTAACTTTTAATGGAGATACGCTTAATACTGTTCCTTCATAAAATCCTGCTGGTCCGGCGGAATTTACTGCATCTAATGCTGCTTGCTTGATCTGTTTGATCAATCCATCAAATTCAGACAAAATCACCACCCCTTAATGTCAAATTCATAAAATTCTCATTTTCTCTAAAAACATGCTTACACGATTCCACCAACATCATAGACTGAACTTTTGCAACTCCTAAATTCAGAATAACAGGTAATAAACATCCTGCCCGGACTGATACATCTCCTATTGCATTCGTAATCTGAAATGATTTTGATTTTCTGTTATACAATTGCAATAAAGATCCAACTTTTTCTTTGCCATTTTCACCCTCAGATAACTTATCGTAATACTGCAGCATTCCCCACTCATTCATTTTAGATGAATCCTGCGCAATATATACATCTCTCTGTCCGGTGTTCTTATTGTCATAAACAAGCTTTATTTTGTTATACGTCTGATCATCAATGGATGAGCTATATTTATAATTTTCTCCTGTTTCAGAATCAATCAAAATATTAACTGCCAAATTTGCAATATTTTTCAGTGACAATGAGCCGAAATCATCATATAAAACATACATTTCACCAACATTCATTAAAGTCTGATCCAGACAATCCTGCATGATGTCAAATAAAGATTTTCCGTCTTCCACAAGGGATGGTATTACATAACCGGTATCTTCCACATCTCCAGTCTGCAATTCAAAATCTGCAGCTATCAGCTCTAAAACTTCACCGGCTGTTTTCCCATTAATCACATAAGTATCCTTATTTTTAAAATACCGCAATTGATCATATGCAGTAATCGACAGCACCGGTTCCTTGTCCTTTTCTATTTTAAAAATAAAGCCATAAAACACATTTAATCCATTCCAGCGCAATCTCACTGGATTACCCTCTGTGACATTTAATTTGCTGTCATACATACATTTAAAAGTTAACTTTCCCGGTGATCCATACCTTTCAGTTTCCCATTTAATATCCTCTAGTACGGCGGGAAAATACACAGTATCTCCATTCTGGATTAATAATTCTGCTGACATTTTCCCTCCTATACAGGAATCGTAAATACTTGATTTGGATATATCAAATTAGGATTGCTGATTCCATTTGCATTTGCAATTTTCATATAATATGTTTTTGATCCACTTCCATAAAACTTTTTCGCTATTACACTTAGGCAGTCACCCTTTTTGACGGTATAAGTGGTTGGCAAACCATTAGATGGTGCTGTTGATGTATTACGAGAATTTTTCACCTTTGCTGTTGTCTTTCTCTGCGTAATCGATAAAATAGCTGTTTTCGTTCCATATTCCTTATACTGCTTAAGCTTTATCGATACAGTAACGTCTAAACCGTTCTTGCTTTCTTCCACAATGTTATAATTTTCAAGTGATACTTTCATATTCGTATCAAATAACATCTTTCCGTTAGGAAATGCTCGTGTAACGATAAATTGAAATGGCAGTTTACTTTTTTTCAATGTCTCTATAGCATTCAGAAAGGCCTCTGCTGGCTGATAGCCATTTTTATAAACTGCAAAACCATATTGAACATTCGGTAACAGCGCATCAAATTCAATTTCTGTCAAACTGGCAGATTTCAAAACATTAATTTCACCATCATTTATAAGGTTATATGTTTTATTCTGTCCACCAATTTTAAGAATAAGCTTCGACGGTGCAACCGGCAACAATGTTTTCCCTAAATAAAAATAATATGCCATTTTATGAATGCACCCCCTCTGCTGCCTGCTGCAATGCTTCTGTTACTCCATTAGCCAAATATGAAATCACTCCATCAAGATCTGTATCCTGGCTTACCGTATTGGTAACGCCGCCCATATTTACATTTACACTTGCTGTTGTAAAACGATTGATGACTTCCCGCTCTGCAAGGTCTCTCATGTACTCCAAATTCTCATTGCTGATATCTACAGAATCTGCAATTGCGCTTGTATCTTTCGAAATATCGCCCAACGTTGAAGCCATTCCATCTGATGTGGAATCATATCCAGCGGAAGTAAGTAAATCCGAAAAACTGTCTGTAGATAATCCACCGGAAAAAACAGAAGATATTTTATCATCAATTCCTTTTCCAAAATCATAACCACTTTGATACGCATCACCATAATTTATACGGTCAAGCGTGTAGTCTTCTGGATTCAACTGATTTGCTGCTGTTCCTCCAGCATCTTCGATTTTTGCATCGATTTTTGCCTGTATTGTATCCTGAAAGCCACTCACCGCATCAGCAAGACTAGACCCAAAGATCGTATCTAGTAATTTTGCAGCACTTTCAACAACACTTATGATGAAATTTAAAAGAGACAACAACATCATTTCAATAGCAATAATCGGATGATCGAAAAGAACCCCAAAAGCCGCCGCAAAATTTGCAAAAAAATTCCATAATCCTACTCCAGCCGTTATGATCCTGTTCCACCACCCTATCAAAATATTTCCAATCAGAGTACCAGCTGTAGCGATAACTCCACATATAACACCTGTCGCACTGATAGTTGTACCCTGTACCTTATTAATTGCTGCAATGACCATATAAATTACTGCTATCACTGCAACTATGGCAAGTACAATCCATGTAAGCGGACAAGCATATAAAGCAGCGTTAAATGCAATCTGTGCCGCAGATGCTCCGGTTGTAGCTGCCGCTTCTGCTGCTGTAGCTGTTCCATGCGCAACCGCTCTTATCGCAGCAACCAATTTTAATCCGTTGGAAACTGCTTCATACGCATTATGCATTATAAGCATACCATTATAAAATGCCAGTGCCAATGCTACACTATAAATAATTGGGCTGATGATGGACCAGTTATCAGATACGAAAGCGGCTCCCTGAATCAGCGTATTAACCACACTCAGTGATACATTTGCAAGTATAGCCATATCATTTATTGCAGTCTGCGTAAATTGTTTAAATTCCTCACTATTCGCAATCTCATTAATTCTCTGTAATACCGGTTGGAATTTCATTAATGCTGTATTTTGCATAGATGTCCAAATCTGCGACCATGTCATAGGCATATTATTAAACTTGTCGTTGATCTCATCAGAAGCAGAAAAGATTGCCTGTTTTACAATATCAGCCGAAATCTGTCCCTCCGACGCCATCTGCCGGATTTCTCCGATTGGGACTTCGAGATAATTTGCGATCTCCTGTATAAGGTTCGGAGCCTGCTCAAAGATACTATTAAGCTCATCACCACGAAGGACGCCAGAGCCTAATGCCTGTGATAACTGCAACATTGCATTTGAAGCTTCTGTCGTGGATGCGCCGGCAATTACCATCTCTTTTTGTACAAGATTTGCAAAATCAACGACCTCTGCCGAACTGCTAAAAGCATCCTTCGCATTATTTCCGAATTTTGCAACGACTGCTGACATATCTGCAAATGAACCTCTGGCATCCTGCGCAGACGCATACACTAGATTAAATAAATCTGACGTACTTTTTAAATTTCCGCCTACAGATTCGAAACCATTATTCATCATTTCAAGACGTGCCGTTGTTGCTGTCAGTTCGTCTGATGTATCAAGAACATTTTTTAATGTCTGTACTGTTGCTACAGTTGCGAGTATACCTGCAGCTTTTCTAAATGTATTTTCCAATCCACCAGCAGAACTTCTTGCCTTTTCTGTCTGTTCCTGCATTTCCTGTATCTTATTATTTGATCTATCTAACTCATCCTGTATATCCTGAATCTTTCTTTCATATCCATACAATTCCTGCGTAATTGCCTGAATACCAGCAGAATTAAATGCAGAATTAGTTGCCTGATCTGTATCATGCAACGCATCCGTTGTGCTGTATAAAGCGGCTGTGATACGATTTAATGGTCCTGTCATCTTATCAGTTATCTCAATAGCTGTTCCTATCGCCATAAATCCACCAACCTTTCATGAGCATAAATATAATTTTAATACTCTTGTTATTTTGAGCTATGCTTCATTTTTTCTTCCTGCCTTTTTTCAGCTTCAATCCTCAAATCAATTGCCGCATAAATAAAAGCACGCTCATTTTCATCTAGTTCCATTAATCTGGACGGCAATATATGAAGCTTATGCAATGCATAATATGCATAATTGGCTTCACTATCGCCGCCTTCTATTAGTTTTTTGCCTCTTCCACCTTATCATTCATGGTTTCATCTAATCCGTTGTATTCCTGGACAAATTCGACAAAATTGTTATACTCTGCCGGATCATCTACCATTTCTTTCAAAAGATCTGATGCAGTTTTAACTCCATAGGAATCCTGTAACTCTGCATTATAAAGATCTGGGTATACTACAGCTGAAACGAGTAATTCGCTACATATTTAGAAGAATTTACTTTTGGTCGCATAACACCTGGTTTTCCGGTGACTGGAACATCTATTGTGCATTTTTCTCTGATAGCTTCTGTTTCTTTTGTTGATAAAGCTTTAATTTCCCATTTTAACGGTTCTCCATTTTCATCGCATAATGATTTTGTTGCAGCAAAAAATGCATTTTTCTTTTCCTTTTTGTTCTTTTTCAAAAAATATGCTAAATTTCCCATATCACTTACCTCTTTCTTAAAATATAAAGGCAGACACTGCATAATCTGCTAATTGTCTGCCTTAACTCTTTACATATATTCTGGATCTGTATATCTTTCTGGTGAATCAAAATCCATTGCATATCCTTCAATGGTCTGCTCGACAAATTCACCGTCTGCATCAAACATTGATAAGAGAACATCTCCCTCAATTACACACTGCTTATATACCTTCGTGCTCCGTCCCATACATGTTGCTGAATCGCTACTCGTCACCTGACATTCAAAAGTTGGCAATAAACCTGTATTCTTAAATTCCTCGATCAATTTATCAAACATTTCGCTGCATTTATAAACTGTCATTGAGAATTTAATGGTAAGTCCGACCGCTTTTTTACCATCAATCAATGCACCTAATCTTGTTACATCGGCATTTTTGACATTTGCTTTTGCTTCAAATTTTTTTGCATTAAGCATAGAATAACGTCTTCCATTAATTGTGCAAAAAAACTCTGCCTGTTTTGCGCTTGGTGCATCCTGCGTATTCATAAACTGTTTCGACATGCCCATCTTCCTCCTGTTACTCAATCATTGATTTCATGTACAATTTTTCCATTGTATTAATAATGGTAATTGCGCTGTTAATAAGTACTGATTTCTTTGTATCGCCCTGTTCTACAGTAATATCTTCTGGGTCAAAATCTTCGATTGCATTGATATCACTTAACTGCTGATCAATTTTCACAATATCCGACCACAAACTCACTCTTCCCGATTTGTCATTCGGAACCTTGCCAAGATATTTGGAAGCAAAAATTGAAGCAATGGAATCTGCTCTTGTGTCGATGACACGGATTGTCTGATTATCCTTGAAAATATCGCCCATTTCGTCTGTAATGCTGGTAAAAGAATTAATATCCTCAAGAACATGAACCTCTGTACCTACCTGATGTAACACCCATTCGCCTTTTTCCAGAGCTTCTGTAAGTTCATCCTGAGTAAATTCAGTGTTAATGCTTAATTCGCCATCATATTTCATATTCGTTGCAGACTTATTTACAGCAGTACCGGCAATAACACCTGTAGCCCAATACACAAGTTCTGCACTGTTTTTCACATTTACACATGAAATCGAATCTGCCGAACTATAATCGTGCATAACCACCTGTAATCGAATGCCTACATCATTTCTCAATCTGTCTGCAAAAGCGGCATACAGTCCTTTTACTGCACTTTCAGATTCAGCATATCCAATTGCATTCACATCTGGATAAGAACTGATTTTATCCAAAAATGCCTGATGATTTGATGTCGATGCAGTACCGTTTGTTCCACCGCTTAATGCCGTTGCTGCCGTAACAGACAATTCAGCGGATTTTTTCCACATAACAAAATCATTATCAATAAGCTCTGATGCTTTGGAAACTGTCTGACTGTCCATTTTTTCAGTTCCTAGATACAGTAACACATCGAATTTTTCACCATTATCCACATTTGTCTGAATAACAACCTTAAGATCATTTCCCTTTTTGCCTGTATATTTTGCTTCCGCAAATGTATTTGAAGCTTTTACTCCCCCAGAAGTAACTTTATATACATATACTTTAGAAGCATGTTTGAAAAGTTCTCTTAATGGCAACATTTCTGCCGCATCATAGTCGAATCCAAACATTTTTTTACTATCCTTCATGAAATCCGAAGCTGTGACACTAACCACCTTATCATCAGCACCCCAGTCCAGTTCCAACGCCATTGCAGCTACGCCCCTGTCTGATAACGTTGCTGATGCAATTGCTTTTGAAATGAACTGAAAATAAGCCCCCGGAAGTACTTTATTCTGTGTTAAATATGTTCCTCCACCTAATGCCATTATTTTCCACTCTTACCCTTTCCATAAAACGAATCAATCATCTTATCAATTTCTTCTGTTGAATAATTTTTATTCTTGTCCAGATTTCCAACTAAAAAATCTCTGTACTTTTTATATCTCATGGAACTTACAATCTGTTCCTTTGAGAATAAAATCTTTTCTGGTTCTTTTTTTGTTTCTGCCATGTTATCCTCCTTTACATCACTTTTGTACTTTCCTCAAACTGCATCATGCTTTCTAATTCCTCTTTTTTGAGCAAAAACAGATCATATGTAATCTGAAAATGTAAAACTCCATCCACTACATTTCCACTTACATTACTGCCACGTATAATCTTATCCTCTACAGTAATAGCACTGAGGCATTCGATTAGAATCTCATAGACGGTATTACATTCATCCACAGGCTCATCATCTGATTTAGGAAAATAGTCAATCACAAACGGATAATATCGTCTTGAGCGAACTTTTCCAGTCACTTCCACACTTGGATCCAGACACATAACAGAAAAACACGGATTTTTTAATCCCTGCTCTACCAATTCTGTATATACTTTAAAATGTGCTGAACCATATTCTGTCCTAATTGCTTCGATAATTCCATCAATTACGTTTTGCATCATTTCATCGCGTCCTCCAGAAATTTCTGCAATTTTCGTTCTAAAATCTGTGGTGTAACGGTTCTTAATTCTGCTTCTGAAATTGTTAACATGAATTTTCCCGGAACCCATCCCTGATGATTTCGTTTTCTGTGACCGTATTCCACATATGCAGCATATTCAACAGCATTTGTAACATCAATAATATATGTGTTTCCCTCTTTACGAACACTCATATTTTTTTGAGATACTTTCTGGTCTGATCCAAATAAATTATCATACATTGCCTGAGTTGTATCTCGCTTTGAATCACCTGTTTTTGCAGATGTCCATCCACGCCGTAGTGTACCGCCAACTTTATTTTCATAATTCCCAGGCTTAGTACGCTTTATTACTTTTTTTAATAATCTGGCAGCCAATTCTTTACAGCAGGCCTTCATAAATTCATCTTTCTGCTGTTTATTCAGATCCTCGATTTTTCTTGTGAAATCCTGTAATTCTTTATACTTTACGCTCATTATGACCACTTTTCCTTCAATTCAAGAATAACTTCCTGATGTGTTTCATATACCGCCGGCTTACCGGAGCTTGCATAATCCGTTGTGACACCATTCTGCGTTACCGATATCTTTGAACCTGGTTCTATGATTTTCTCCGGTTTTAAAAATAACTTTACAGTTTGCGTTTGAATTGAAGCTCTATCTCCTTCCTTGGTAGATTCCTTACTATTAAAAGAAAGTCTGCAAGGCTCATTCTCTAAAATCACAGTGTTAGTAAATCCTGTCGATCCATTAGGCTTCTCACATTCTGCACGTTGCGTCACGGTGCATCTTCCATCATATGTGCTTTCAATGATTTTTCTTACCATGTTCATGTGAACACTACCTTCCTGTATCGGTTTAAAGATGATTTGTAGTTTTTCATGAGACTATCTGTAAATGATGCAGATACAGTGCCAAATGATGTAGAAGTATCACCGATTTGAGCCGAAGAAACTCTTTGTGGTGTCTCTAATTCTCCCGGCTTTTCATTTCTGTAAATATCCATTGCCATGCGCAAAACTGTTGTTTCTAATTCTACTGGTATTTCATCAATGTGACAGTAATTTTTCACAATTTCTTTTGCGTTATCCAATGCAAACTCTACACATATTTCTATGCTCTGCTCATCGGCATTTAATCCAAGAAGTGCTAACAGCCTTTCGGCTGTCAGCTTGCTACTTCCTTCCATGATCATCACCTACCCAATTTTGTGTTTAATAGCAACAATTCTAAGCTGTTTTGACTCATATACAGGTTTCCAGTTCTCTGCCATCGCAAGTTCTGTACGAAGTGGTGTTTCCACATGATCACGTTTTGCTCCAGTGTATGCAATTCCTCTTGGATGTAAAATAAATGCTTTACGGTTAATGAGATAATCAATACCAGCACCGGTCTGTTTATCACGATCCGTCTCGGTAGCCACAAACCCAACAGGAGAACCATTACCATATGCTACTGCGCCATTTCCAAAAAGATATGTAGTGTACACACCTCCGGCACCTACTGGGCATCCGTCATCTACAGTTACACGTCTACCCTGATAGGTATCAAACTCTACATCCGTAGAATCACGCTCTGTCTCAATGAGATTCAGTTTCTTCAGATAAGACTTTGTTGCTGAATGCATTGCGACGCCAGATAACTGTGACTGTGCATCACCAAGCAACTGACATGCATCAATAAATGCTGACGCACTGATCTGCTTTGCTGCTTCTGTCTTACCTGCAGTAAGATCAAGAATATGATCTTTCATTCTGGTCTCTGCCGCCGGTGTTCCTTCCGATCCTGCTGTAGTTGTACCAAATACTCCAGTAAGAATCGCAATCAGCTCTTTCTGCATATCACGTGCCCAATAAGACGCAACCAGATCACCAATCGCTTTCATTGGATCAGCACCTGCCAAAGCAGCGGAAAGATTCGTTGCTCCCCACATATTCTGGCGGAAAATGGTAGTTGATACATCCTCATTGGAACCAATTTTCTTAGCAGTCATCTTGACATCTTCAAGAATCGCTTCGGATTCCCCCTGTAAATCCTCAAAAAACGGCATATTATGTGTTCTTGCCGCTTCGCTTGCCAACACATCAAATTCTGGACTGTTTACCACAATCCCACTCTTGAAAAACTCTGATAACTCCATTGTTCTGTTGATTACATACGGGTTAAAAAGTTCCGGTACAATAACGTCTGAAATTTTTGTAATTGCCATAAATATTTATCCTCTCTTTCTTAAATCGTTACTCCAGCCGCAGCGGCAAGTTCTTTTGCCTGTGCTGGATTTTCTTTTAAAATGCGTCCCTGCTCAGTCAGATTGAATGTTTCCTTTGCAAATGGATTTGCTGTACCACCTGCGCCACCATTTTTCGGATTATACGGTGGTTTCTGCTGTTCCTGTTTAAACAAATGTACCATTGCCGCATCCTCTTTATATGGTTTCACAGCATCCTCTACGCCAACAGGCTTCCCTTCTTTATCGAAGTTGAACTTATCCAGCCCACCTGCCTTATAAATCAGATAGTCTGGATCCAGAACTCCCTGCTTTGCAAGAGATTCTTTTAAGGCGTATGTCTTTGCTGTTTTCTTTGCTGTTTTCTCTGCTGAATATTTAAGGTCTTTAATCTCAGTTTCATATTCTCCAATTTTTTTCTGCAAATCTGCATTATCTCCATTGGATTTTTTAAGCTCTGTGATCGTGTCATTTGCAGTTTCCAACTCTTTGACTTTGTTATTAAAATCATCTTTTGGTACTGCATGTTTTGGGAACTCTTTCTGCGCCGCATTCATGACTGCATCCACATCAAGTTTTCCATCCTTAATCTCTGCTTTTTCTAAAATTGCCTTTAACCATTCCATTTTTTTTATCCTCCATAGATTTTTATTCCCGCTCTCCGGGTATTGGGATTCTCTGTTTATTCTCCAGATGAGTAATGCCGTTCTTTAATGTCTGCGGATAAAAGACAATATAAAAACAGGACTGCCGGAGGAACTTACTTAGCGTCACCTCTGCGCTGTTCGGTTCATAGATTTCCGGTTGCCCTGTTATTACTGGTTTTTATTGCTTTTTTACGGATATTGTTGTAATATATACATAAGATATCTTAATAAGAGTCATTTTGTTCCCCCCTTTGCCTCTGTGTTATACAGAGTTGCCGGGAGCGAAAATGGCTCTTATTTATTTCTTTTATAGATTTTCACAATCTCCTGATTCTTTACCAAAATAATTATATCAACAAATGCCGTATTTCTTGAGCTATAAATTCCTTGCATCTGTTGCTCTATCTCATCCATGCTTAGTGCAGTTTTGTCAGCACATATAACAAAATTATTTGCTTGTTTCTTTTTCGATTTTACCATCCCATACAACGTATTTTTTCCATTTCCAAGGGGAGTTTTCAAATCAAATTTTATTCCATCTATCAGGTAATCCGGTGTCTGTATATTTTGAGGGAACGTTATCCTTGGAACCATCTTTATATCTTTCCCAGTTCCTTTTGCAATAATATTTGCAATTTCTTTTTCATGTTCCGAATAATCCAACAGCACTCTCTTTCCATCAACTTTGAAAGCTTCACCATTTACAAAATATTCCTGTAAATCCTCTACTTTACCAATTTTATTATCTTTCCCTATCCAAGATGCAGTTTTATCAACTGGAATCCCAAAGAAATTCTGCTCCCGTTTTTTGTCAGTATATTCTTGTATGTTTTCTGTTTTGGTCTTAAATTTTACATGTTTCCACTCCTTTTCCGCTCCATATCGTGGTTGGAAACTGTTTGACACAAAGTCCGCATCACCATTAACAAACGATTTTTTCCACTCCTCAAACGTCGTATCTGCCGGCACATAGTAGGTCTTTCCATCCTCGCCACGGGCAGCACGTTCGCCCACACTGTCAAATTCATCATCAAAATAAGGGCATGTACAGCCACGGCAATTCGGATGAAATGGCGGTACGGTAACACCAATCTTATAATCTTTCATTTGAAAATGTTTTCCATCCATCTCTCCACATGTATCACACGTATTGCTATCTAAGGTCTCAACCACTTGGAACTCTTCCACACCAAGATCAGAAAAACATGATTCCTGTGCCTTTGCAGAAAAAGCCGCCGATTCCGTCTGAACAATCCTCGCAGCCTGTGACCTGCTCACTTTCATGTTCTTGGATATTTCCTGTATAGCTCTATCCGGTGATTCCCCTGTAATACACATTCGAGTTAAAGAATCATGCATACTGTTAATGAGTCTTGTTTTGTCCATCCAAACACGATCTGAAAAGTTACGTCCATCAACAGCCCACGGTTTATGTATAATATCACTGACTTTCTCTGAATTAAAATTCTGCATCTGCCAGCCAACACCCATACCTCGCTGTACTTCAAATGCTGTGTGATAATATCCAGATGTATAAAGATTTGTAATATGCTCATCTATGGAATCATGATAATTTCCGTACAATTTTTCAAGTTCCTGCTGTGTCTGTAACTTAAGTGCCTCCAATCTACTGATATGTACCTTTGCCGAAGCATTCTCAAGCTCTTTCATCCACTGCTGATTGATACCGTTTTCTTCTCCATATTTAATATAATCCTGTACATCCCACTTAAACTCTTCCAGCTCATCGCTGTTGAGCAATCTCCTTGCCTCTATCATTGAAATTTTGTTATTGGATGCAAATCTCTGATACCAAGCATTAATTTTTCCGTCTAATACTTGTTCCGTACGCCGGAACTCCTGCTCGATACTCTGCATGGTCTGAACGGATGTGTCATGCTGCGCTTCTTCCAACTGCTGGAAACGTTCCTGCCAATATTCACTTGTCCGCTTTTCCATGCAATCACCTCATTTCATAAAATCCCCAACTCTTTATATACTGTTGCAATCTTCGGAAACTGAATTGCTATCCAATCAACCATCGTTTCTTCATGCCCCATGTGCGGAGTATGCTCAAAATTATCTTTCAATCCACTTTCATTTAAAAATGCATGAATAATTTCATGGCGCAAGCAGCTCTTAAAGTACGCATCTTTTTCTTCGTCATTGTGAAACCAAAAATGCTCTTCATCATCTAAATCTGCTATAACGATCAGTGGGATTTCGCTACAACAGTAACCAGCCCACGAATTTTGGCTTAATTCTTTATCTTCTGACCATTTATGTATTTCTATTTGATATTCCGTCCCCAGAATCATCACTGTTTGCTTCATTAATTTTCTCCTCACCTTTTGAATTAAAAGCTCCAACATAAGCATCTGCTTTCTCTTGTGCTTCCTGTGCTTCTTTTTCTAACTGTTTTAATTCTGCGTCCGCATCCTCAACAAGTGGATGATTTTTAAGGATTGTCTTTTTACTTACAATTCCGACCGAATCCTTGCAAATCTGTGCCTGTTCCGCGTCATTCTTTACACAAGTGCGGGACCATGTCTGAATGATTTTCTTACAATCAATCCCTTCATGTCGGCATATCGCTCTTACCAGACGTGCAAACCCAAGCTGAAACTCCGTTTCCGTCAACCCAGCTTTCATCTCCAGCAATGAATACATGAATTTAAGAGCTTCTCCACTCTGATTCCCAAAATTCTCCGGCTGTGGATCAAATCCCTGCCCTTGTTCAAAAATAGCCTTTCTGGTGGCTTCCAACACGCTGTTACGTGCTTCAATCGGTATTTCAATGTTGAGCGTGCTCACTCCCGGATTACTTCCATCATCTCCATCAACCTTGATAGTTTTGTATTTTTTCAAGTCTGATAAAAACGTGTCGAGATCAGTACCGCCATACCCAGACAGTACAAATATCAATTCCTGTATATCATCCAAATCATTAATAAAACCGCTGTAGACCTTGTCGTAAACGTCTATCAGCGGTTTTATATTTTTTAGATCGTTTGTATTCGTGTTGTTGTTCGGGAATGGAATAAAAGGCACCTCTCCGAATTCATGCCGATATTCTGCGACAAAATCGCCGGTATCCGGCACCATGAAAGTGTTGTAGTAGAACAGCCCATTTTCTAAAGTGTCGCCACACTTCCGCCGGAACGTCCAACAACTTTCCTTATCCCAGTATTCATAAATTGTATAGGTATCTCCTGTTTCCTCGTCGATTTCATCATACACACGAAGAACACCGAGCAGTTTCTTTTTCAAATCGTGTGATTCAATCGGAATAATCTGCTTGCTGTCGACTACCGCCCACTGGAATGTCTCATCTTCGTCCTCCCAGTAGTGAATCCATCCCACCGATGCATTGGAAGCATTTACGCACAGCTCCATGCAGTTTTTCCGGTATTCATCACCGAGTACTTCTGTCACGACTTCATTTCCTTGCTCATTCCCAATATCAAAAAGTGGCGGTGCTGTAAACATATATGCAGCCTTTTGATTGACAATAAGTCCGTGGAAGTTCCTCGGAATCCGGTTATCTGCATTACGCAACGGATTATCTGCATCCTCTTTTCTCTCATCACTAATTTTATTAATTAAAATATCCGTTTCATTCCGGTAATACCGCTCTGCCTGCATCGCATTAAAGGAAAACTTTGTATGTCCCGGTTCATATTTTCTTATGAGTTTTTTCATAATCTCAAGTTCCATGTCTATCACCTCTATTTCAAAATGCTGATACCGCCCGGCTTGCGAATAATCGTATAACAGAAATACCGAAGAGCATCCATCGCATGATCGTGCTGCTTTACCGGTTTATCCTCGCCACGCTCAGATGCTTTCTGGTCCCAGATATACGACCCAAACTCTTTGATCGTATTCGGGCACTGGTCACTGATGGCGATTTTCCCCTGATTCAGCAGCGATGCCACAAACCGGATTCCATCCAACACATCATTTTTTGCTTTCTTGATCGCATAGCCTCGTTTTTTCAACTCTGCAATGAAGGACGCTGCCGATGGATCTATAATGATCTTCACCGGCTTTATATCACCAAGCCACCGCTCCAGATCATCCGCATACTCACTATCCGTTTTCTGCCTTTCCTCATCTCGGCCGGAATAATAATACTCGCGGCAGCACACCCACCGCCCAGAACGTTCTTTGCACCACAACAGGAATACTGTTGCATTCTGTGTACCATAGTCACAGGACACATAATAATTTGCATTGACCAGATCAGCCGTGCTGGAAATCACATGCTTGGCAGTGTCGAACATATCGTAAATAATGCCCTCTGCCATCGCCCATAGTCCAAGGATGTACCGGCGGTAGAACACACCTGTGTACATGCCACGGTATCGTTCCTTGATTTTCTCCGACAGACTCAAGTTATCATCCATCGTGAAATGCAGATACAACAGATGCTTTTCTTCTCTCTTATCAATCCATCCGGTCTTGAACCAATGATACGGTCCATCCGGGTTGCAGTTGAACCAATACTTCGAACCATCAACAGAACATCGTCCGGTTGCCTGGTTCACGAAGCTTTCCGGCATCAACGCAACTTCATCAAAAAATACCCCAGCCAAGGTAATACCCTGAATGAGATCCTGTGATCGTTCGTCTTTGCCGCCAAATATATAGAAATAATTGGTCACATCTCCTTTTGTGATGATTACCAAATTGTCAGCCCTGTGATCTGCCACCGTATAACCGCGACTTCGCAGCATCAGCTTAAGCCAAAATAATACATTTCTGCGGAAAGAACCGATTGTCTTGCCGCACATACCAAAATTTTCGCCGTCAAATGTGCTCATCGCCCACATAACAAACGATAGCGACATACTCACCGTCTTGCCAGATCGAATAGCACCATCTGCGATAATACCATCCTTATCTTTAACCGGAGAATCTTCACACCACCAGTTCAATACCTTGCGCTGCTTCTTGGAAAATGGCTTGAACTTGAAAACCCGCTTAATCTTACTGATTCTCTTCATCACCCCAGTCCTCCGCGGCAGTACCATTCAAAGCTTCAAGGAATCCATCATCTGCAACCTCATCGCCGTCATCTGTCTGAACTTTGGCTTTTAGTAATGCAATCTCTGCTTTCTGCTTCTCAGTGGCAAGATCCATGTGATCCGAAAGCCACTGCAAAGCTTTCATCCGGTCAGCAAGTTTTACCTTTACGCCGTCCTTGCCTTTGGACACTTCTGAAATAATCGTTCCGTCCACATCCGCATCATTCTTGATATTGATATGGCTTACTGTGATAGTCTTTCGTTCTCCAGTGTCCAGGATCACATCTACATCCTCATTTCCAAACTCCACAAAATCAGTCACATCGGCAAAAGCAATGTCCATATACTTCTGGAAGATGTCTGACTCACTCAGGAACTCCCTGTTGAGACGTTCTTGTTTCAACCTGAAAATTTCATCTTTTATCCTAGCATTTCCGAGCAGTCTAGGACCATTTACCACGGCAGTCGCATAATCAACATCATACGCTTTCTGATATGCCTTGGTGGCATTAAAGCAACGAATATAATAAATGCAAAAAAGCTGTTGCTTATCAGTCAAATCAGCGTTTTGTATCACCGCTTCTACTTCATCTGCAACAGACTCTTTTTTTACTTTCTTTGTTTGTTTATTTTCTTTCGCAACGTTGCGTTTATTTTTTTGCAACGTTGCATTCGTTTCGCCATTCCATTTGTACCGGTTTTTCCAACTTCGTACCGTTCCCTCTGCTACTCCTAGCTGATTTGCAATATCTATTAGCTTAAGCCCTTGCTTATACATTTCAAAGGCTTTGTCCGCTCTCGCATCTTTTGCCTTTGGCAAGGACCATCACCACCATTTCTTTTATCAGTATCCCTCAAATAACTTAGGGGGAATAGGGCGCCATCCGACGCCCATAAAAAAAGCGTAAGCAGATTCTTCTCTACTTGCGCTCTTTTCATTTTATATATTATCACGAATATATGTATCATTGTGTATCATCTTTATCAGATTCCTCATTTTCTATCATCAGTTGATAGTATACTCCTGTTGGATTGAAGTTTTTTAATGCATTAGCATGAATCCGGTGAATTTGTGCCCACTGATACCCCATATGCACACAAATCTTTTCCCAGCTGTACCGACGAAGATACCGATATGTTAATACCTCTCTTTCTGTCTCATTTTCCATCTTTTCAATATCTGCAAATATTTCTGCATATAGATCAATACGTTTGTATCTGGCAGCTATTAGCTTATTTATCAGTTCGTCCAACTTTGCCATATAATCAGACAGATCTGTTTTATTATGTGCATGCGGCATATCATCCATAATAACAGACGGCATCATTTTATCCAGTCGCAATTGTTCTATTTCTTCCTCTATACGTTTGGCTGCATTTATGGATGGAATATATGATTGTAAGTACGCCTTTTTCAAATCGTTATTGTTCACTTTATTTCCCCCTGGTATTTCTTTTAACAAAATTTTATCACGTACTTACATATTGTTTGTGCCAACTTTAGGGCAAAAAAAGAGTCAGACACATGAAATTCTTCACATATCTGACTCTTGTTATTATTATTTTTAATTATAGCTATGTCTGCCCAACATGGAACATTACCATAAACGTTATCTAATATATGTCATGTATTCTGATGGTTCAAGAACACTATTAAAAAGCAGTTTTTTGTTTAGTTTATAAAATTCATTCACACGCTTTTCATCGTCTATATTCAATGATACTATCTCGATTGTATTTTTATCAATATGTGTTCCATCAAAATACAACTCCAAAAATCTATTAAACGAATTTCCGTTACACAATAACAAGTCAACAAGTATTGTACACGGCTTTTTTATACGATCACATAGATTCAATTCCAACAATGAAATATTTTTCATTGGATTTATATACGACGAAGGGAACATAACGTATTCGCTATCCAATATTTTTTTTTCAACAATAGTTATATTTTTCATATCATCACTTATATTTTCTTATATTACAATAGGTTTTAATCATAGTGTCAATAATTTCTTTAAATTTTCTATCGGCATTATCTCTCGTTTCAATAATAGATGTCGTATAATCTTGATTGGTAGTATGAGAATACGGATGTCTAATTCTATGATAAACTTTATATGCTTTGTTTATCTCGTAGCTAATATCATCATTATCAATCTTGGCAACATATTCAGCTTTAAGCGATAATGGGTCGCGCGCATCTTTGTTGTGGAAATAATATCCAACTGTAGCTTCGTCTTCAAGAATAATATTATTTTCTGCTAGCAATTTTAAAATAAATCCTTCCATAACTCTTGCTGCCGGATGAAACAGTTCTGAATAATCCATCTTTAATTCGCTACCAGTTATCGTAACACTAGTTCTGTAAAACATATAGGCCATTGTCATAATTGCCTTATGCCCATCGGTAAGGAAATCGTATACTTCACCCAGAGATTCTTTCATATCTGCTACAATTTCTTCAGAGTTTATTGTTATGTTCGCGCTCTTAGTTGCTGCATTTACAATACTAGCAACTTCTCTTCCTTGTGTTATTATCTCTATGGCTCTATAAAATAATTCTAGTGTTTTACCTTGTATCACTAATTTCCCAGAATTATAATATGATACAACAATGGAATCTTGATACTCTGTGCTGCGAAGTTTTGCAAAAAATTTATTGGAATCTGTTTGCTCGTACTCAATGCAAATATCATCATAATCTTTCATTAACGCATAAAATGCATCAAAATCCTCTTTAGATGCTTCTATTGAGAATCCACTTCTGTATAGATTACTACTTGCTAAAACTCCGCAATTATCCGAAATATAATCAGCGATTTCTTTTGAAATTTCTTTTTCCTTTCCAAAATTTGGACTTATTGTATACACCCCTCCATTTACTGGATACACGGACAAAGTTGCGACCTTATTATCACATTTCACAATATAATTTAATGTCTGTGCTTCCATATTCGATGGTTCAATTACTGTCACATTTTCGTATGAACTTCCTATTCCCCAAGAATTAATTATAGCTGGGATTTCATTAATATTTATCCTTAAATTCTTATATTTCTTATTATCTTTAGCCATTCTTTTCTCCACAAGTAAACATTATGTGTAATAATATTACAATTTAACATATTTTTCAACTACAACATATAGAAATATTTCAAAGGTAATTCATCAATATATGTATATCATTTATTATATTGCCTTTATTTCTTCTTTATAAAAAAGAATGTGTTACACATCTCTTCCCCATACAATCATATACTGTCCGTTCTTTTCTTCTACCAGATGACACATCCTCTGCCGCATTAACCTCTGTGCCATGCTGCGTCTCCGGTAAAAACTCCGCCTGCTGATCGGGAGAATACCATAATGAGCCTCAAGCATATCGTAGGACACCTTGTGTATTATGGATTCTGTTAATTCTCTGGCTATGAAGCTGTCTACCTCATTGCAAATCTCATACGTTTCTTTTTCACTCATCATGCACATTCCCCCTTTCGCGCAAGCTGTTTATGTATTATGCAACATTATAGCATATATTTCACTCGTTTTATAAGCTTTCATTATAATCGAATGCAACATTTTTATTTATATATTGTTTTCAAAAATAAAAAAGAGCCGGACATACAAGACATTTAAGTCTCATACATTCGGCTCTATGGCGCTAACTTATGCAGTAATTATAGCATATCTGATTTATAATGAACAGAAAGAGTCCTAACTCTCGAATCATTGACGTTTGGTCAAAAGTCAATTCTATCTATTGTGCTATACTTTTTATGATTTCTTTCCTTTTTTCCTTATCTATCATACCTCTATTTTCAAGTTCTGTTAATATTTTATCTTGAAACTCCATATCTTTTATTTCATCTGCTTGCGTCACAAGATTTCGTTGTTCTTCAGTCAAAAATTTTTTTCTTCTTTCATACTCATTTTTATTATCCCGATACTCCATTATAGATACAGCAATAGTAAACATTAGTACTGTCGTTGTGATTCCATCTCTATTAGCAGTAAATATTATAAGCACAAACTGAATTGAAAGAACCACAACAAGGCATAAATAAGTAATTGCTTTTGAAAGATATGTATATGCTTCTCTCCACGATTCATATAGGTTATTTTTATCTTCTTCTAACAATTCTACCATATCACCATATTTTTCCTTGGATAATTTTGACATCATAATCCTAGCGCTCATTTCTCCTGAAAAAAATGACAACACAATAATTATAAAGTTAAATAATAGGTATTTATCAGTAGATATAAATTCTTGATACCATACCATAAATTTTTGTAAGTTTATACCTCCCATAACACATATCTCCCATATCTATTTTTTACATATTATACCACTCCAACCGCCAATGTTCAATTTTCAATATATTGCAAGTCTAATTTTTTTCCTAATCCACATTCCTACCGGTAATTGACCACTTATAACAAACAACTCGCTGCTCTGCTTTTATATTTTATCTTCTAAGCTTGTGCCTGAACTTCTTCAATAAACGCTCTCATCATTTTGCTAATCTGCCCTGCCTGGCTTACACCTGCACTATCACAAGCTTCTGCAAATTCCTCTGTCAAGTTTCTTTTTAACTTATATGACTTGCTGATCAATCCAGCTTTCTCGTTCCACCGATCTTGTGGTCTCTTCTTTTCTGCGCCCATGTTATACCTCAGCTATGCTAATGCCGGAACTTTGCTCAATTCATATAATTCATCTGGGCAAATATCTTGACCTTCCGGCCAGACAACAGTATATCCATCAGTTTCTACTGCATTAAAATAATTGTGATCATGAAGTTTACCGTACCACTCGCCTCTGATGTATGGTTTTACATCAAATTCTTTTCTCTCACCATTATCAAATTCTACATCTAAAATATAATCATCCTTCGGTATAACCTTCACCGCTGTTGGTCTTAACATATCTTCTTTCCTCCATAAAGAGCCCCTATTTAAGAGGCTCAATTTTGAAATATCCTTCACCTTCACTTAACATTAACCAGTTGGCATTTAATTCATCCTCGTGAATTGCCATCCATGCAAGCAGGAGTTTCAATTGCTTATTTGGGAAACTGCCCTCTAATACTTCTCCATCAATCGCTACCACAATCTCATTGTCTCCATATATTGCATGGATATGTGGTTTATTATGTTTTCCGCCTTTTTCACTCTGCATTCTGACTATAATTCCATAAAACATTGATAATGCTGGCATATCGTGTGACCTCCTGAACATCTTTTTTGATAGTTATATTTTATCATACGGTACACCGTATGTCAACATGTAATAATATCAAAAGAAAAAATAGAGAGCCTGTTTCCAAGCTCTCTAATTACCTTATTTCCTAGTGCATTTCCAATAGTAACGGTCTACGCTGATCTGCTCTTGTGAATACCTTATCCCATAATTTCAAAATGTGTACCTGTCCGTAAAATGCACAATGAGACATTATCATATATCTATATTCGTCATATGTATCTGTACCACATTCAATTAAACAATCTATTATCTCGTCGACAATTGGTGCTAAATCTACAATTTCTTTATGTTCCTTTAATGCGGCTCTTTCCATCTCAAGCCACCTCGCTTTCTCGCCAGATTACATGATATGTTTTCTTCTGACCATCACTCTGCACATACTCAATATCTCTCGGATATCCATGCTCCGCATACCAGGAACGAACCATATTAATAACTTCCGATGCATACTTTCTAACTGTTCCCTGCCATTTCCCCTTGCTCTCCCAAGTTTCCGTATACATACTTTGCGAAATGTCAAGTCGACGAATTATTTCATTTACTGCCTTATCTGCTGGTTTGCCAGAACTCTGATAATAAATTCCAACCTGTCGGGCAATATGTACCGTATCAAAATACTGCTGATCCGCTTCAATCATAATCGGAAGTGTCACATCTGCTTTTTCATAAAGCGACTTTGCTGTAAGAAGCTGTATCTTACTATCACACCCAGCCGCCGCGAGCATTGGTGTTAGGATTTTTACTGCATTATTTACCGCTGATAAGCTCTCTGTATGCTTTCTGGTTGTTTTAACTTCTTTCCGTTCTATTCCATTATGAATAATATCTTCCATATCATGGAAACGATTGATGTAGCGTGCCGTGAACTCTGTTCCTTTAATACCTGTCAATTTGTGAGCAATGAACTCGCAGCCTTTCTTTGTAATATCATAACACGGACGTTCTTGCTTATTCTTATCGCGGTATGTGTTTTCTCTAAAGAAATCGGTGGGCTCAATTTTGAGCTCTCCTAACTCAGAGCCCGAGTGATTTTTCGCTTCGGCTCCCTCCCCAAAGTTGGGGGCGGACATTTCACCAATATACTTTTTAATATCTCTTATTAAATGGTCATGTCGTTTTCCTACCATTTCTGCCACTTCTCTGCTGTCTAATGTCTGTTCAATCTGATTCATCATCTTAAAATTCTCCTTGATTTTTAGTCTAGAATCTCTTATTATGAACAAAGAGATTCCGTTTACGAGTTTCTTGTTTTTGAGCAAACACGCTAGTCGCCAAACTTACCGTGTTTGCTCTTTTTTTGTTTCCAAATCTCTTTTTACACAACCAGTAATATAATCTTTCAGTGTAATCCCATTTGTAAAACAAAAGATTTTCAACTGTTTGTGAAACACTTCGTCAAGTTCAATGATTACTCTTTTCACGTTTTCTTACCTCCTTTCATGTTTACTATTAGAACACATTTATTATTATATTTTCCAATTGATACTTTGTCAATATATATTTTTACAATTTATCCAATTTGTGTTATTATGTTTCTAGGAGGTACACGTATATGATTAGAATAAAAGAATTGCGCACTGAAATGCACAAATCACTACGTGATGTTGCTAATGACTTGAATATATCCTATTCCTCTCTAAGCAAATATGAGCGAGGTGATCAACAGCCAAGTTATGAAACATTAATACGAATTGCAAATTATTTTAATGTAACAACAGATTACCTAATGGGAATTACTAATTCTAAATCATTAGAAAACAGAAATATATGCGACCAACTAAATCTTTCAGATGAAGCAATTCAAAAATTAAAGCAACTTCCATTAGTAGTAGATAAGTACAACGGAATTTCCTTATCCGATATTTTAAATTTCATAATTATACAACCCGAATTTGAACACCTATTAAAAAGTATCCTTTTGTATAAAATAAGAACCCCTGCTGATTGGTGTAATATGGAAAATTATCTTAATAAAGATAATACTACCCCTGTCTCTCAGCATCAGATTAAAGAAATAGACAAGCTATATATTATACAGCAATTTAATAATATTTTATCCCATGTCCTGGAAGATGAAATTACTACTTACAATACTATTGCTAAAACCCAAAACGGTATTACCATTTCCAATCACAAAGAGGTCTCTTCTGACTAGGTAAGACTTTATTCGCAATCCCCGCCTACATTATGTAAGCGGGGATTCCATACTCTGTTTACTTTTTCCGGATCCACAATAAATCCTCTTTCTGTCGCAAGTTCAATCTTTGTTTCCAAAAATTCTTTATATGTCATTTTTTTAAAGGAACCCGATATATCGTTACCCCAGCTGGAGGTTCGGCTCCTTTCTTGATTATTTGTCAAATTTGTACTATTATAGTGTTGTCTTTATCTTATAAAATCCTCTAGAGAGTGTTTGTGCAGAACTCTCCAATCTGCCGTATAGTCAGTTCCTTATTTGTTATGTGCGCCATTTCCCTTCTCCACTTCTTTCAGCTTGGCTTCGGCTTCCTCACGAGTAAAGAATACCGATTTATTAATTTCGCAAATACTGCAGTGCTTAGCTACGCTTTCACGTATGTAGTACGCCTTATCACTACAATTCTCGCAAAATCCTCTAACACACATTCCAGACCGATTACTTTTGTTTTTTCCGCAGCAATACTCGATGGAATACACTGGTGCATCTTCACTGATTGGCAACCGCAGAAGTAATCCCTGCTCCTCGGCATCCTCATAATATTTCAATTTTTCTCGTAAATCAGCCATAGCCCATAAATTGCGATAAAACAATGCTAAAAGTCCTATTGTGCTGTCTATTCCTACTGACAGCATGGAAGCCATATATTCGTCAACTTCTTCATCTGATAAGTCCTTAAAATCTTCACCGCAAATATCTTTGGCAAGATTTCTTACAAGCCACCTACTATCAACGTCCAGATTATAATCTCTGTATCTGGCATTGCGCTCATCATCTGCATAGCAGCTATTATGTGCCAGCTCGATCATCGACATGTCAGCCACGCTTTTATTTGTCGTTAATCTCTCCATGCTATTCCTCACTTTCTGCCCGAAGCCACTTTAATAAGCACTCGTAGCAATTACAATTATCATTTTTGTCGCAGTCAATTTCTGCTAACCCATTTTCATTCGGACACATCATATTGACTGCCAGCTCCTCATCCGTCATGCTTCTGATCCGATCTGCATTGGTATGTGGCTTTTCTGTAGGTGTGTCTTTCGCTTCGGCTTCATAGCGTTCCGGCAATCCATGTTTCTCGGCATTTTCATAGGTAGCAAGTTTTTCAATTGCTTTTATGGTGCTATCTATGATTCTATTTGCCATACAAGTTTTTGTGATATCGCCAAAATGCATTCTTAGCAGTTCAAGGTTCTGTATCATTTCTTCTATGCGATCCATGCTATCCCTCTCTTTCTACATTCAGCTTTGGCTCTGTCTAAAATCTGTTGAAAATACCACTCTAATTGTTCCTTGTCCCTCTCTTTTTCGATCAAAACAGCGGCATCGTTCCAAGTCGAATCCGTCAAATTGATTCCTCCGGTAATATAGATATCATCGATCCTGTAAAATTTTAAATGCGACTCTTCTACCGGATAGACATTTATACGATAAGTGCCCATGATATCTTCCATTTCTTCTAATCTTTTTTTTCTATCGATTGCCGTCTCTCCATAATATGAATTGTTATATTTTTTCATTGGAGGCATTCCTACAACCATATCTGTATTGGTATCCATTAAGGTGTTCAGAAAATTCAATACCATAGATTCTCGCGTTTTAAGCTCTCCTAAACAATTTTCAAATTTTTTGTCAGAAAATGATAAACCATATGTAGCGATCTCTACTCTTATATCTTCCGGCTCTTTTCTTCCGAGTTTCTCATATAAGACATCCGTCAAAAAGTTCATCAACTCTACTGAATTTAAAAATATCATTTCAACTGTACCCTCCTCTTTCTTCCTCTTGTATTGAATTTATCGCACATCCCTACCGGACAGCCTCGCCTTAATCCAGTCTGTGAATAATATCCACACATAACCTCTGTCTGGCTGTGCTTATATGAGTAAATACATTTACGGCAGTATTTTGCGCTTGTCTTTGTCATCTCTCCCATGTTAATAATCCTTATTTCACCGCTTTTCCTGTTACAATATCCCAATTTTCATCCTCAATAAACTGATTCCGAATAATCTCATCCGTCAGATAGTGTTCCTTACTCTTTGGCTGCTTGCGCCAATAGGAATCAATGTAATAGGCAACCCAATTCATAAATTCTTCGATTTTGGCATTTGAAAAACGGTAAGAATCTTTTAATGTCGGAATAGTCAGATACATTGTGGAGGCAAGTGCGCTCTCGATATTCCGATCTGCGCCAAGCACTGCCCGTCCATTTTTTATATCTGCCATATACAATTTTTTTGACATTGGGATTGATTTTACCCACTTGACCACATCAATTTTCTTTTTACGGCAATATGCCATCATGCTCTCGCTCGTTACCGCTTCGTCATCATCGTCCTGCCAAGATTTCCGACGCTCAACGGTTTTGCTATAAAAATTCGTGACCTGCTTAAACGTCATATCAAACTTGTCATACAAAATGGCTGTAAAAATATATCCCATGTGATTTGCGATATTATCTCCTAACTGACATTTTGCTAATTCCTGCTTATATACACTCAACGGAATTAACCTCTGTCTCTGCTGTACGTTATGCATTTGTCCACCTTCCTTGTATTTTTTATTTTATATTTCCACCAGCCATCATCTTTTCAATGATTTCCTCCTGCATCCGCTCTGCGATATGATCCCGTACTGATTCTTCTGGAAATGCGATCTGATATGTCCGCTCCTTGATCCGGTTCGTGATCCGGTCATCGTAGGATAGCTTGTCCAGCGGATCATTACTCGTGAAAATCGTTATCTTCTGGTTTATGTACCGCTCGTTGATAATCTGATACATTTTATCGTTGATCCATGCCGCCGGTGCTTCCACACCAAAATCATCAATGATCAAAATATCCGTTGTGGAAAGCGCATCTAAAAGCTGGCTTTCACTGCCTGCTGCATCCCTGCGCCATGTATTCTTGATTTCCTGCAAGATGGTCAGTGATACTGCAAATTTGACCGTGTATCTTTTCATCAGTTCATTTGCAATCCCGGCAGCGATCCTCGTCTTGCCGCTTCCCTTTGTCCTCGACCAGATATACAGTCCCATGCCTCTTTCCTTCTGACTCTCAAAATCATCCAGATAGGTTTTTATGATTTTACAGGCATCTGACACCATCTTTTTACTTTCCTGCTTCCTGTACACATCCATCCGAAACGATCTCAGATCCATCCCACGGAATGCCTCCGGTATATCTGCGAATCTCAACCGCCTTGACATGACCGCTTTCTCACGGCATTTACACGGTACTGCTATTTCAACTCCGTCTTTTATTTTCAAGATCCACTCCCGACCTTCGCAAATTGGACACACATCAGAATCCCTGGAAGTCTCCGGTGTCTCCACATTCCTGCATAAGTTCGTTGAGTGATTTTTCATGCGTTCCAGTATCTCTTCCAACTGGTCCATCGTTCTCTCCTTTCAGATACTGTATAAACAAGTTCTCTCGTAAAAAGTTCTCTGGCTTTTTAATATATCGCTCTGCTGTTTTCTCCCGTCTGCATATATCTGCATAATTCTGTGCGGCCAATACCAGATCATCTTCCGGTACACCAGCCAGTACCGCATTGCAGTATTCTGTTTCAACAAGACAGCCAGTACACCGTTTCGGATAGACTGCGGCAAACTCTGCATACCGTTCCACGGGGGATATAGGGGGTGTATTTTGTTTATGTTTATGTCTTTGTTTATTAATAGGTTCACTTTGTGGTGCAAACTGTGGTTCAATTTGCAGTTCACTTTGTGGTTCAAACTGTGGTTCATTTTTACTGTAATTTTGAACCACAAGACTATTTATTTTATATTGTGCTGCAAGATTCCCGCCGCGCGATTTCCATTCGATGAACCCATCTGTAGCAAGCTTGTTTCTCGCTCTCTTTAACGCTGATGCATTTAATCCAGACCGAAGTCCAAGGACTGACGAGACTACCGTAAACGTATCTGGCCACCCTGCTTTATTCGCTATGGACATTAACGCATGCCATAAGGCGATTGCAGTGTTGGGCTGCGGGTTTAGTTCGAGCCTGTCGTAAAATGCTTTTATCTCAGCTAAATAGTTCAAGAAATCACCCCGTTTCCAAGTCCTTAAGTAAGTCTCTTAATTTCATTTTTGCCTGTTCCGGCGTAAGTTCCGTGATTGTGACCTCAATTCTCGGATTCTCTTTATCTACAGAAACATCATGATAGAAATGAGGGATGCACCTGCGGTTATCTTCTTGCAGCACCTTTGTTTTTGTGAGACTGTCCTGAATAAACTTTGTTGCGCAGGAGAGAATGTTGTCCCCATCTCTCCTGTTGTCTTTTTCAAAACAGTGGTAATAGATCAGTACCGGCTTTTCGATATGTACACCATGGAGCTGCTGTCTGATACACCACATGATGTGATTCTCATTATCATTTTTTACCTTTCCACCCTTATATGGGTTCGTTCGATTGGCTGCTGTATAATTGTTCAAGCCTTCCAAGCGTCCCGGAACTGTAAATTTATACTCCATCGGCACCGTCCTCCATTCTGATCTGCGCATTACAATCATTAATCTGCTCTGCTAAATATGCCGGAAGAGTGTAACAATCAATAAATTCGTGCGCATCGGCAAGATCTTTACGTTTCAGTGCCTTGTAGCTTTTCATTTTTCCTTCATCATCGTAGATGCCAAACTCACGTTTTAGCTGATTATAGATATCGCTGAACACTTTTTTATGTACTTTGCTATCTCTGTAAGCTTCTGATTTCTTACCACCGAGCATTTCCACCGCCTTACGTCTGACGTGTGCGGAAAGTTCGTCTGATTCTGCTCCGAACAGCGGCATATCATTTTCAATGGAATATACTTTTTGCTCTACGGTTTCAACTTTCTGTTCCAACTCCACAGTTCCCTGTGCCAGCAATGCAATCTGTTCCAAGGCTGTGAGAGGTTTCTTAATTGCATCTTCCAGCTCATGAAAACGATTGATATATTTTGCAGTGAACTCTGTACCTTTCACACCAGTGAGCTTGTGAGCAATAAATTCACAGCCTTTCTTTGTAACCAGATAGCAAGGTCTGCTCTGATTGTTATTATCTTTATATGTACTTTCCTCAAAAAAATCGCCCAGCGCAATCTTGCTCTCGGCAAATTGCTTTGCATATCTTCTGATATCTCTTAATAATTCTTTATGTTCTTTTCCGACCATATCAGCAACTTCTACTGATGTAATTGTTTTCTGTTCTAAATTCAAAACTTCTCCTTTCTCCCGGCACCATGGAAAGCACCGGGAAACCATGGCTTTCAAAATTCGTGATATATTATGAAATCCTCATGATGTTTTCTTTTAACCGCCGAGCAGTTCTCGACAGTCAGGTGTTTCAACCTATAAATAACTGCGTCCATACCTTTTACGGAAAAGCTCTCTGGCTTCATCTTCTGTGTGACCGGATGCCACACAACGCTTTTCCCATGCAAGCTGTCCTGCAATTTTGCTCAACTTTTCAGCGGTCGTATTATCATGGACACGCTGTGCAACAGGGCTTTTCGTGTGGCAGTACTCGCAAACCGGAACTTTTATTCCATCTTCCTCTGCAAGCTTTCTGAATCCATTGCCAAATAAAAGATGATGTTCCTCAGTGGTAGGTCTGCCACAGAAAATGCAGTTATCATTGTATTTTGTAACAATTCCGACTGTTTTCATTTATACCTCTCCCAGCAGCTCTGAATAATGAATAGGTTTCTTTAACACCTTTGTGTGCTTGCAGTAATCACACAATTCACACCGGATAGGTTCTACCGCACCGGATTTCAGTGCAAGAATCTTAGGTGTGTTCTGTTCCACCTCCACAAGCTTCTCATGAAGATGTTCATCATCGATCCAGATCAGTTCGATATCTGTTTCTTTTTCCTTAGACGCTGCTGCGATAAAAAATGGTAACCGCTTTCCGGTATTTCTATAAACAACTTCCTGGTACACTGCACCCTGAATGTCATATCCCCAATACTGAATGAAATCCATATAGCCGAAATCCTTTGTATATTCAGCCTTATGCAGTTCTCTCATGACTTTCAGATCCACAATCGCTTTATCTGCAATGTAGCTGTCCATCTTGATTTTCCACTTTGCGCCGAACATATCAGCGGTCATAATGACCTGCTTTTCTCCGGACATGAACTGCATAAAGGTTTCATCTCTTTCAATACGGTTGATGATTTCCTCCGCTTTTTTGTAGTCTGCCTTTAAATCCCCGGACTTTGTAAAAATGGCAGGATTCTGTGCACGAAACAAGTCAAGGCTTCCCTCAAAATGTGAATCCACATAAGAGCCAACCAAAAGAGCTGTTGTCTTTTCAAGTTCCCACTCTCCATTGAGCATTGCCATGGCCTGTGATTCACACGCTGGCTTTCCGATAGTTCCCATAAAGTTTTTATACTGGCTGACCGAGAGATACTCCCGATCAGCTTCCTTTGAATAGTAATTTTCATTATTCAGTAACATTATCAAATACCTCCGATGCTTCTTTCATAAGTTTCTCATTCTGTGGATCAGAAAAAATATCTGGTACTGCAGGTGCTGCAGCTTTTACAATATCCTCTGCTTCTCCTTCAACAGAACATCCCATAAGTGAATTTGGAATATGCACTCTTGCAAAAAATGCGGATGCACGGTAAGCAAGCATAAGTTCCGGCATGGTTTTCCATTTACTTCCGTTCTTTCCGTACCATCCCTCATCCTTTGCCATCTGAATGGTTACCTCTGCACCGTTTATGGTTTCTCCGGTATCTACCTTTTCAGCAGTTAAAAAACATCCCCAAGAATCCGTGTTACGCTCTCCGGTATATACATGATGAACATTTTTAAATTTTCCACTTGCCATAATCATTGATGTGCAAGCTTGCCCACTCCACTGCGGTTTTCCCTGCACCACATAGAGATTCTGCATAACCATCATTGGACTAACACCCATACGATTTGCCATATCAACAGCAATCGTGCAATCCATTGGCTTTCCCTGATATGCCTGTGGCACCAGAGAAGATGATGCGAACATCTTCCCTATATTAAATAAATTCTGAAAAGCTTCCGGATCAGAAAAAACATTTGATGAAAGCTGTGTATTCGGTTCTACCGTCATGATCTCTGTGTTTTCCATGATATGTCCTCCTATAACTCAACTACTGTCATTGCATCATCATCAGTCGTTCTGGTAGCAATGAACTGTAAACCTTTTTCTTTGCATTTCGCATAAAGTTTTTCTCTAAGGTCTGTCGCCAATTTCTCCACTCCATCAATAAGGATGATGTTAAGGCCATTCGGATTCTGCAAAGCAACATCAATGCATAAATCAAGCTTTTCTCCCTCTGACAGATTCGATACCGGAAGTCCGTTAATAAGAGGGATTCCATTTTCAACGGTAAGACCATCAATCGGGATCGTGCAGTCGGTAAGGATTTCTCCCGGCAGTGTTCTTGCTTTCTCAATCTTATCTGTGAGACTCTGCGACTGTTCTTTCATTTCTGCAATCTCTTCCTGCAAGCCAATCATGCGTTTATATTCATTAATGTGGCTCTGCATCTCCTCGATAGTCTTTGCCTTATTCTGCAAATCCGTTACATCATTTGGCTTTTTGTCCGCATATTCTGCATACTCAGCAACCTCTGCATCAAAATGTGCTACGTTCGCCTTATAGGTCTGCTCAATCACTTCAAGCTTGTCCTGCTTCTTGGATGCAAGCTGTTCTTTCTCTTTTTCGTATTCCCTGATCTGCTCATTCAAAGATGCAACTGATTTGTCAATCTGATTAGCACGGTTACTGATTTCCCGGTCGAGTGCTGCAATCTCAATTTCTTTGTCAGCTTCGAATTTTCTGATTTTATTATCTCTGCTTTCCATTAACATTTTTGCTTTTTCAATTGTCTGGTTTTCTCTCTGCAACCGCTCAATCTGTCTGTAAATATCTCCGGCACTCATGCTCTCCCATTTCGTAACATCATATCCGACTGGAATGCTGGCAGCGATTTCCTCAACAAATGCTTTCTTATTTCTGATATCACGGTCAATATTGCGGCGGTTCTGGTAATAATCGCCGTTTTCTGCCTGAATATCATTCAGCACAGAGAGGATGTTCTGATCGTAAGACACCCATGCCGGGATTTCTCCAAACCATTCCTTGATTTTGTTCATATCCCACGGATACTCGATCATGTCTAAAATAATGGCGTTCTGCTGTTTTTTATCCATGTTCATAAACTCGATAGGATTGAGCTGCAATGGTGTAAATAATTCTTTCAAAAAAGCTTCTGGACTTCCAACCTCCAAGCCGTCTCTTTTTACTGACTTATAAGGTGCTTTTCCTGTTCTGACCTTGCGGTCAATGGAAATCCCTGTGTCTGTCTCTACAATGATCTCCCCCTCTGATTCCCCTTTATGTACGATGTACTCACGATCGCTTTTATTCGTCAGTGCATACTTAATTGCATCCAGAACAGAACTTTTTCCTGTTCCATTTTTTCCAGACAGCTCAACAGATGTTCCGTCTGCTTCATACTCTCTGATTCCAAAAAGATTTTTGATTTTGATTTTTGTAATGTTCATTTTAAAAATTCCTCCAAACTCATTTGATAATATTTTGTTGATCTGACCATTTCATTGATCTTTTTCTCGTTTTCCTGCCTTTTGGTCTCACCCGATATGCAATCATCACATTTACCGTTCTGACCTTCTCCGGCATCCATTGAACAATGGCAGATCCTGCATTCTCGTAAAAACATAATTTTCACGCTTTCCAATATTTAATTTTCGTGTTACAATAAACGCAGAAATACTTTTGTATTCCTACGGTAAATAGCACCAGTTCTCGCCAAAGAATGTTATGGTGCTATTTTTCTTTTTCACTGAGCAACCATCCTTTCATTTGATGGTAATGCGGTATGTATCTTTCAGCGTCAACCTCAATATGAAAATCCGTTGCCACCTTTGTAATAATCATGCCGACCGCTATATCCTCGACATTCGGATTTTCCTCACCGCTTACGCATTGAGCATTTGTCACTTTGCCACCTCCTCAAATTCCCCAAGGAACTCAACATCAGCGTCAAGCTTGTCCTTCTGGTGAATAAAATATGCTTTCTGCTTCTCTTTCCGCTTTTCGTCCCGGCGGTTCTCCACATCCATGATCACAACTCCAATAAGTGCAACCACCGCACCGAGAGCTATTGCAATCAGCAGAAAAACATAATACGTTCCATCCGCATCAAGCATTCCACCAATAAACATGATTCCAAGCCCTACCGCTATAAATACTTTACTGATCTGCTTCATTCTCCACCTCCTCGTTGTCTGCTCTTGGTTCGATACCTAGAAACTTGTCCAGCTTTGCCCGGAAGATAAAATACTGATAATTCTTAACCTTCGCATTTGGCTTTATCACACTTCCGAGATCCCACCGCCCGGCTTTCATCTGCCGTCTGAGGTATTCCACGTTGCATCCAATCTCGGCGGCGGCTTCTTTTACTGTTAAGCGTTGGCTCACTCTTCATTACTCTCCTTTCTGTCCTACTTATTGGACTGTTGTTGTGGTATCTTCTAAAAAATACTCAATTGGTTTGCCTAAACGCTCCGCAACAGCCTTCATTTTGTCTACCCCCGGAGTATTCTTGCTCCATTTACAAATGCTGCTACGTGGAAATTTTAATTCCTTTTCCAATGCATAAACAGATATGCCAGCTTCCGAGCATGCGGTTCTGACTTTTTCATAAATTGATGGCAATTATTTTTCACCCCTTTCATTTTCGTTGAAAAAAATACGCAAAGTTATTGACAGTATGCGTAATATATTCTATAATCAGAATAACCACAAACCAATTACAGAATAGCTGCATATTGTTTACGTATTTTTTTCAACTTATGTTTTTATTATACGTAATATTTTCAATATGTCAATGCTTTTTGCGTAATTTTTTCAACTTTTTTTTCAAGGGAGCATTATTATGTTGATTTATGATCGTATTAAACAATTATGTAAGGATAATGGTGTGACGGTCACCGGAACAGAAGCTGCACTGGGATTTGCACGCGGATCGTTATGTAAAATTGATAAAAACAAGCCTAGCATTGAAAAAGTATCAAAATTAGCAACATACTTACATACAACACCAGATTACATAATGAATGGTATGAAAACTGAAAATAAGGAATCAGAATTAACCAAGCGCGATACTAAGCAAATAGAAAGTATTATTGCTAACACCGAACAACTTTTGAAACAAGATGGACTTATGTTTGATGGAAATCCTGCAAGTCCAGAAGCCGTTGAATCTATACTATCTGCTATGCAAGTAGGTATGGAGATGGCGAAAAAACGTAACAAAGAACTTTATACCCCTAAAAAATATAAAGAGGATAAGTGATATTAATGGATATTCGCAATCTGGTACAATCGTTAGTCAGAAAATATAATACAAGAAATCCTTTTGAAATTCTCAAACAAAAAAATGTGATATTAGTCTACGCTCCCCTTAATGGAGTCCGTGGATTTTATCAATACTTTCAGAGAAATCACATTATATACATAGATGAGAATTTATCAGATTCAGAAAAAAGATTTGTATGTGCTCATGAACTAGGGCATATGTTGTTGCATAAAAAAGCAAATGCGCTTTTTATGGATACTCATACTTTTTTTAATACTGAAAAATACGAAGTAGAAGCAAACACTTTTGCTGCTGAATTATTAATTCCAGATGAATTAATTTTTGAACATCCAGGCATGCCAGCAGATCAGCTTGCAAGGCTTGCCGGATATAATGAAAAAATTATGAATTTCAAACAACTATTATAATATTTGAACCTACAATTGCTGTTATGGAATTAATTTAGTAATTTTGAATGTTCCACCATATAAATTATCAACCAAAGGAAGAACTACATATGCATAAGCTTTTTTTCAAACGACTACAAAAGTTAATTGGTATATTTTTTCTATTAGCAACACTTATCGGTATCCTAATTATTATAACAAATATTACAGATATTATTCAGGTAATTTCCACTGCAATAATATCAATAATGTTTGGTATACTTTCATTCTTACTTTTAAGAAATGATTCATCAGAAAAGCAATCTAAAAATTCAGACGCAATATGCGCTGACAAGCCACAGGAACGAGATTATTCTAAGCAAACGGAATATGTCCAAGACAGTAACATAATATACCGTGCAGATGGTAAAAAAATCTCTGATGAAGAAGTGCCATACCTTATGCAAGTAGGATACGAAAATGCTTTGGCTGAGGAGAAAAATAGTTCCAACCCAAAGTTTCATAGATCATTTAAGGAAGAGGAATTATCTTACTCTTTTGAAAATAAATACTATAACGAGATTGCTAAAAGAATAGAAAAATTTGAAACTCCATACCATAATTCCTTTTCAGAGCAGGACTTGTCAAAAAAAATTATGTTATTGGAACAATCTATTACGGAATTCGATAAATGTAAAAATTTCTGCTATTCAAAAGGAAAAGGCGGCACAATCTATTTTCAGGACATGTATGAATACTTACACAATACACATAATGATTGCTTTTCTTACCGAGATATGATTTTAGGTAGTCTAGAAGAATGTTATTACGAACGAGACGAATTGATTCCTAAAATAAAAAATGTAATTTCCGATCACAATGGAATATTACAGAAAAACATCTATGCAGAATTGCCAGATTTTCAAAGAAGCGACATTCAACGCATGCTCCGCAAGTTAGAAAGCAAAAATGTAATAACACGAATAAAAAAATCTGGCTCTTATGAATTACACCTTAATTAAAAATTATTATTAGGAGGTCTTTATGGGATTACTTGATATATTTCGAATTTCTCAAATAAAAGAGGAAAATGAGCGTTTAAAATCTGATAATGCAACTCTACAAGCTAAAATAAATTCTCTAGGAGTAAATGAATACTACGAAACCAAACAAAAAATTGAAGAACTAGAACATGAAGCTTCTACCTCTTTAGAAAAAACAAATTCGGATATTGCATCAAATAACACAATTATTTTCAATTTAAGGCAAGAAATTTCCGAACTAGAAGAAAAAAATTCTAAACTTCAAAAATCAGTTGCTTCTCAGGAACGGAAAGTATCAAAATGTAAAGAACTATATAAAAGTATTGATTATGCAATTAATAATTTTTTTAATTTAGATATTCCATATAGCAATTGTAAGCTTTCCACCAAAGATTTTGATGATCTAGAACTTATTTCACCTTCTGTCACATTAAAATTACATTGTATGGATGTGAAAAGCTTAAGAAAAGCATATAAAGAAAATGAAAAACAAATATCTAAATTACTCGACCAGTACTCCTCACGTTATACAACTAAAGCAAATAAGTCCATTTACAATCTAATGGTCATAGCTTTACGTGCTGAAATTCAAAATATTTTATATAATTTGAAATATGAAAAACTTGAAAAATCCATCGATGACGTGAAAACTATTTCGGCGAAATATCTAAAAATTGCAGGAGAAGGAAACCAAAGTATAGCTGGTACTTTAACAAAGTTCATTGGCGAAATTGAATATCTTTTTATAAATGCTGTAAAAATTGAATACAACTATTATGTAAAAAAAGAACAGGCTCGTCAGGAACAGCTTGCTATACGTGAACAAATGCGCCAAGAAGCTGAAGAACGAAAAGCTCTGGAAAATGAACGTAAAAAAATTGCTAAAGAAGAAGAAAAATATAATAATGAAATTTCAAAAATCCAAGAAACTATTGCTCAAACCACTGATCAATCAGACTTAGAAAAATTAAAAGCAAGGATTCTTGAATTACAAGAGCAATTGGGACAAGTAATTATTAAAAAAGAAGAAATTACCAATTTACAAAATGGTAAAGCCGGTACTGTTTATGTAATCAGTAATCTTGGATCGTTTGGAGAAGATGTATTCAAAATCGGTATGACAAGACGCCTTGATCCACAGGATCGTATTAATGAACTTGGAAGTGCCAGTGTTCCCTTTAAATTTGATGTACATAGTTTTATCTTCTCTGATGATGCTGTCTCACTTGAAAACAAAATGCATCAAATATTAAATGATAGACGAGTAAATAAAGTAAATCTTCGAAAAGAATTTTTCAAGATATCAATCGATGAATTAGAGACTTTGGTCGAAGAAATTGATCCTTCTGCGGAATTTAATAAAACAATGATTGCAGAAGAATTCAGACAATCTATTTCTTCTGATGAAGTTTACAGTTCAGATTATTCCTTAGATGATGACCCAGAAGATGAATAATTAAAATTGCCTCCAGTACTGGAATACCAGAGGCAATCCTTCTGAATGATACAGAAGTTCTCACAAAATATATTGTATCATTCGGAGCAGCCAACCGCAAGCGGAACAGATGTTCTCTGCTGGCTGTTATTTTTATACCCAAAATCAGAAAGGATGGTACATATGGCACGAAGAAAGAAACATCAGAAGCTCCCGAACGGATTCGGATCAATAAAATATCTCGGCAAAGGACGCTATAAGCCGTATGGCGTATACCCACCAGTAACTGAATACACCTCAAAAGGACCTGTCACACCGAAAGCTCTCGCCTACGTTGAGACATGGGATGAAGGTTATGAAATTCTGGCAGCACGTAAGCTGGAAAACGAGGGAAAAATCAAAATACAGAATGGCGTTTATATTGACCGTACTCCAACCTTTAAAGAAGTATATGAGGATTTCTATAAAGAGAAGTACCGGAACGAACTGCGTGAAGGAAAGAAAAAAACCTCCTCCATGTATTCTACCCAGGCAGCTTTTAAAAACTCCTCTGCCATTCATGACATACAATTTGGTCAGATTAAATATAAAGATTTACAAGACATCCTTAATAATTGTGAGTTAAAGCATTCATCACAAGAATTAATAGTGTCTCTAATGCATCAGATGTACGAATATGCGATTAAATATGATATAGTGGATAAAGACTACTCTTCTGCACTTTTTATCCCTGTATTGGACGATGACGAAAGAGGAATGCCATTTACTGATGAAGAATTAAAAATACTTTGGAATAATAAAGATAATCCTACTGTACAAATGCTATTAATTATGTGCTACAGCGGATTCAGGATTGCCGCCTTTAATGATATGGAAGTAAATCTACCAAAGAAATACTTTAAAGGCGGAGTAAAAACACAGGCTGGAAAAGATCGAATTGTACCAATCCATTCAGCAATTTATAACATGGTGCAATCCAGATGCAATGGTAAAGACCTACTTGGCTGCACGACTGCTACTTTCCGTAATAATATGTATAATACTTTAACTGCTCTAAAAATACCAACTGCAGTAACAGGAGAAAAACATACTCCTCACGATTGCAGGCATACATTTTCATATCTTTGTGAACGTTATAAAGTAAACGACAATGACAGAAAACGAATGCTTGGTCATTCATTCGGTAATGATGTAACAAATGGCGTATATGGTCACAGAACGACCGAGGAACTTAGGACAGAAATTGAAAAAATAAAGACACCTTTTTAA